CTTGTCGTCTACAGTATTATCTGTTGACTTTGCATATGCCTCTAATAACTTGACTATCAGTTCTTTAACTGCTTTAGTTTTGATAAAGGCAAATAAAATTGGTTTTACTAATGTGATCATGATTCGGTGGTTTCAGTTGTTTTCTTTGCAGCCTTTTTCTTAGGCTTCTTTTTTGCAGCTTCTTCACGTTCTGCTATTATTCTTGATAGTGTACTCATTTAAAATAATCCAAATTTCTTTTTAGGTTTAGGTGGTTGTAAAGATGATATAGGTACAATGTCTTGGCATACTTTAGCCATAGTAGTATTAGGTCTATATGTAAAACCTTTACGCTGTAGATCTGCACATTTGCCAGCTCTTGTAAGCTCATGCTGAAGTTTCATTGTATCATACTGCATTTTTGCCATTTCTTTACATTGTTTATAGCCAGACTTATCTAGAGGAACCATAAAGTTAATCTGGAATCCCCAGTTTTCTGCTAGTGTATAACTACTAGGCTGCATAAACTCATCGAGTGGTTTAGTATGATTGCCCATATAAAAAGGCTGAAATGTCATTGTACTGCCATTACAGCTTATATTAGGACCATAATACTGTCTACTCTGAGCTCCGTTGTTTTGGAACTGTACAGCTTGGTTAGTTACGTTACCAGTAGCAGCAGCTACAGGGTTACTATTATTATTTGTCTCTCCTTCTGCAAGTACGGGTGTACTTATTGAGAGAAGATAGAATAAGTAGATGTAACAGCGTCTGTAGTTATTGTTCTGTCTATGTCTATTGTTTCGATTGTACCGGCGGCTCTGCTGGTTGCTGTAAAGTTCCAGTCCAGTGAATTGTCCGTTGGAGTGTACACTGTTGAAGTGTCTCCTATTCCACCGTCTCCAGTTACAGTGACGTTTGTACCACTGTAAGATTCGGTTGCCGCACCGATTACATCGTGTTGAATAGTTTCTGTTATTACTTGGTTTGTTGTTGTCGTTGACTGCATCGACCCTGTTGTAAACTGAGGCGTGACAGTGTTTGCTCTCGCTACTGCGGGTGACAACAGTGCTAAGAGAAGAATCCATTGTTTCATTGTTTTGGTTTAGTAGGTTCTTTCTTATCGGTCTTCTTACCATTACCCGTAGACAGCCCAAAAGTTGCTAGGGCTCCCGTAAAAATCGAAGCGACGAACGTGATATCGCCTGCGGTGCTTGATTTTTTAATCATAGGTAGCTCTACATAACTTAGTGTAATAATAAACCCTGACCAGATTACAACACCTAGACGCACTGCTGCACCTAGTACTTGCATCTGCTCATCATGGTCATCTACGTTTTCTTTGAGCTTTGTAAGAAGTCCTTTTTTTTCTGGCGGTTTTGTTTCCATTTATTTATTTGACCTTGTAGGAACTTCTGTAATCTTTTTTTAATTTGTTCTATAATCGGCTGTGCTACAGTTGTAGCTGCTACTGCTGTAACAGCTGCCACGGTTGTGGTAACTAATATATCAGCCGGTGGTATAGGTATAGGTGGTAAGGGTGGTAAGTTTAACTTAGGAGCTGGAGGTGTCTCTGTCTGTACTGGTTTAGCACCTTCTGGTTCTCTAAGATCACTCGGAGGTACAACCATAGGTACATAGTAAGGCACTTCAGCTTTAGGTAAAGGTATTTCTACTGTATCTATTTCTACAACTGGTATGTCAATGGTGGGTATTTCCATTATGCTGCTTCTAACGCTGCAACTTTAGTTTCTAATGTTTCTATTTTTGTTATAGCTTCCTGTAATGCAGCAGTAAGTAAAGGTACTATTTTTGCCTGATCTATACCTTGATATTTAGGTACAGTTTCTTTTACATCTCCAATTTTTTTACCTTCTGGTAATGTATCTTCTGCACCATATAAAATATCTTCCATCTCATCTTTAGTTCCAACAATACATTCTGGAACTACAGTTTGTGCTTCGTGTGCAAAGAATCCGTCTACCTTATCGCCTGTAGTTTTCCACTCAAACCTGTATGGTTTCAACTGTTTTAATCTAGTAATTCCATCTGAGATAGAAACTTCATTTTGTTTTAATCTATAATCAGAGCTAGTTACGTAAGATGTTGAATGGTTTGATGCGTTAGATGTGATTTGCCCACAGTAGGAGTTATCACCATCTCTGAATACAAGCATACCATAGTTTGCGTTTCCTGTACCAGCGGTTCTAACGTCTGCAACATCACCGTTGTTTCTTATTTTTATGTAAGAAGTAGCAGAGTTTTTAAATAATATTTCGCCATCTTGACGAATATCAATTCGGGTATTACCTTGATTCGTAAAAAACGTGCTAGCAGCAGTAGGTTGGTTAAATGTTACGTCACCTCCACCAGAATGTGCAATGTTCATTCTTTCAGCACCGGCAGCTACTAAAGAAATATCACCACCATCTACAGTGAGTTTTTCTGCTGGTGTAGTAGTACCAATACCTAAATTTCCATTATGGTCAATAGTAAGCCTATCAGTATCAATATTACTAGAGTTCCTAGTTTGAATCTTTATACCACCACCGTATGTTCCACCAGAAGCAAACGCTTTAAGATTAAATCTTGTATTTCCTCCGTTACCTCCAACAGAAGACCCAGCAAGAACTGTTCCACCATCTGAAGGAGCTTTAGCATGAATAGTTGCATCGTCATTGTTTACAGCACCAATTTTTAATCTAATAGTACTCGCATCAAATGTAAGAGTTGATTCACCTTGTAAAGTATTAGCAGTACCAGTAGCAGTTATAACTTGGTTATCTGTATTTCCGTTTATTGTTGTACCAGCAGGGATGCTTACTGTTTCAAAGCTAGGATCTGCTCCGTTGTTCGCACGTAAGAACTTACCATCGTTAGATGATGTGCCATGTGGAAGCTTATCTAGTGATACTGACTGATCTGCCAGCTCACTAGATCCCACTGCGTTTGCGGGTATCTTCCCTGACGTGACGGCATCATCTGTAATACCGTCTGTTATAATTTTTGTTAATGCCATAATTAGTCAGCCTCCTCTGGTGTGTTTCCCTCTGCTACCCACGCAAGGTAGTCAGGACATTGATCTGTACAGGTTGTTTTGTATGAACCATCATCTTCCACTCTTTTATAAATTTGAGGAAAAGTTTCATCTTTTTTTGCAATTTTTTGGTAATACTTCATAGTTCTGCTGAAAATCCTAAAAATGAACTGCTTGAACCCGAAAGAGCCATTGCACAATCACCGCTATTAAATCCATGACTGTTGGCTTTCCATTCAAGAAATTGATGAGTATGTCCACTAACTTGCAATGTTGGTACGGCACTACAGTTAGAAGTTGTAGTAACTCTAAATTTATAATCACTTGAACTTCCTGTTGTGTCCATACTGGCTGCTTTTACTCTAAGTGGTACAGGTAGAACTACTGAAACTTGTCCTTGATTACCTCCATCAACATTACCAAGTCCATAAGTATAGTTTGTAGTACTACCATCTAATTTTTGATAATAACGAGAACAACGCTCTAGCTCCTGACCGAATGACCTATGCTCAAAATCTGTTGCCACGCCTGATCCAGTATGATCTACTTCTAATTGAACTCCTGTAAGATAAAGATTATTAGATGCACTAGAAAATATATTTGCAGCCGTTACACCTGATGCTCCATATACATTACCCTGTGTTGCCCATGTGTTTGGAGTTGCATCTCTACTTGATCCATACTTCCACACCCATTTTATTTCTAAACCATATCCATTACTAGGACTAATAGTTTTACCTGATCTTGTGTCACCGGGTATTGTAATTGTTTTCTTTTCCCATGTATCAGCAACACTAATGCTATAAGTTGTTATGTATCGTTCATCCATATTGGTATGACCGTAACAAATAGAATAAGTTCCTGTAACACTAGATTTTATCCAAAAACTTAAGGTGACACTTACAGCATCAGATTGACCATATTTTAAATGAGAAGCATTGTAAGCTTCAATCCTTTGACTTGTCCATATAGCGTGGTCTTGGTGTATGTTAGTGTCAGCAATTGTTACATCTATGTGAGCAACATTAGAAAATCCTTTATCTACTGGAGAAACTGATGCTCCACCTTGTTTAAAAGTATATCTAGCTGCTTCATTACCGGTATAAAAATATTGATGAAATCTATCTGGACCACCATATTGCCTAATAGTATTAGTATCATAAGCAGCATAATCTCCACGTTGATCAACTTGCATTGCTCCGTTGATTATTAAATTACGATTACTTAGATTATTAGTAATATTCGCTGTGCATGTCCCATTGTCTGCCAAAGTTATGGCATCGCTTGTTGCGGAATTGGAACGGATTCCGTCTACTTTTAATGTGCTCATGATTTAGGATATTTATCTTTTGTTTCTTTTATTTTTGCCTTCCAAGCATCAACGCCTGAATGGTAAATTAAATCCAACTGATCGACCACAGAGGGATATTCGGCTGCTCTTTGTTTTTGATATTTAAGTTTATCAAGCTCAACTCTTGCAGCATCTATTTCAGATTGAACAAGTGTTATCTGTGAGCCATCTGCTTTGAAAGCACCTGTAGAATCATCTATTCTTATGCAATCAGAATAAGCTTTATAAATAGCGTCATGGTCTAGTGTCATGATATGTCAACCTCCTCAACTGTAATTGTTGATGTTCCAAAATAACCACCACCTGAGTAACTATTAAGGTAAGCTGTACCACCTGTAATACACCAAAATGGACTATAGGTTCTTTGGTTTGTATTGCTTGCGAGTTCTACAACTTTAACTACAGCAGAAGCGTTAAGTCTAGTGCCTGCAATAACATTTAAGTTACCATCTTGTGAACTATTAATAGTGCTTGGAGTTTGGACAAAACTAGGACTAGACATATTTGTTGATGAACTTTTATACAACCTAAATCCTATATTCTGCTCTGAAGGCATACTAACAAAAAGAACTGCTGTAATTATTATTAAACTAGATCCTGACGTTGGGGTTATTGTTGTACGAAAATCACTTGAGATTTCTGATGGTGTAGTTACGGAATTTAAACTTGTACCATTATTTTTTACATTATGTTTTAATTGTAAAAGTTTTCCGCCTTGATCTGTTGCCCATCCAAGATTTCCCGAACCATCAGTTTTCATAATCTGGTTTGCACTACCATCTTCATTAGGTAACTTAAAAGATACTTCACTAGATGTAGGTGCGGATGTAGGTGGGTTAAGCGATACGCTGTTACCACCCGAATGTTTTAATTTTATTGAACTCATGGTTTAGGATTGTCTGATTTTACTTTTGCAATGGCATCGACCCAAGTTGTTGTACCATTCTTTTTGTCCCAATATTGCATGTCTAATTGTTCTGCCTGACTTGGATACGCTGCTCTTCTTTGAGATTTATAACTATTGTTTTCTAAATCCCACGCAGCTTGCATTGCTGCAAGTCCGTCTGTACATTCTTTTTCTGTAGGTAATTCAGTGACTGGATTGTCAATTAATTTTGTGCCACCATCATTCCAAACTTTTTCAGTTATTAATTTTAAATTTGAATATATTTTATTTTTAGAATCAGCCCATGTGTACCAACAACCTATATGTAAAGTTACTATGTAATCTTCTATATGGTCTGGTCTGCCGTCTGGAAATCTCATTAACCTGCATCTCCCATTCTTATAAATGTTAATCCAACAGTTTGTTGTGTTGAGTTACCTTGAACATTAGCGTTTGTAGGACTTCCCCCTGATGCGTGTAATCTAACTCTAAATGTAGAAGCATTAGTTACATTTAAACCTACATTACCTTCAGCACATCCATAATGAGTTCCACTTACACTTCCAAATTGGTCATAAGAATAAGCAAATTGTGTAAAATTGCTACCGCTATCAACACTATAGAAAAAATAAGCTCCTACATAATTAGTAGTGGATGCTGTGTAAAAATTTATTTGATAAAAAATTTGGTAAATACCTGAAGTTGGAAATGTAAATGCACCACTAGATTCTGTCATTCCTGATCCAATCGCACTAAAATATGTATCATTCCTTTCCCAACTACCTGATAATGGTGTTTGGTTTACTGATGGGGATGCTGTAAATCTCCATTGGTCATACATTGTTAATCCAGCAGATAGACCAGTTAAAGATGCACCTGATATAGCTGGTAATGCTCCAGTTAATTTAGAAGCTGCCATTCCATTTATATCTGCATCTAATATGCAGCCATCTGGTAAACCACCGTTTGCTAAACCTGTAATTGAATTGGTGCTGCCATTTATTGTTATTGCCATAATTTTAAACGATTGTGTAAGTACTACCAGTACTAATTATTAAAGAAATTCCGTTGTTTACAGTTACGGGACCAGCACTCATTCCGTTCGACCCAACTGGAATTGTGCGGTCTGCACTGATTGTTTGACTGTTTTCATATATTGCTCCTCCAGCAGTTGTAGAAGCTAAACCTGTAAGGTTTGATCCATCTGCTACTGGTAAAGTTGCAGGGAAGCGTGCATCAGGTATAGTACCAGATGTCAAGTTAGCTGCACTAAGTGCTGTTAAATCTACTACTGCCCAAGTTAAGCCACCTGTGTTACCAGATTGTGCTGATAAGAAATATCCATTTACTGGACTATTACTTACCTTTAACTTAGCTTCACTTACAGAATCAGAAGTTAATTTATTTTCATTAACTGTATTATCACTTGGTGTACCTATCGCTGTAGCTGCACCAATTAAAGTTACAAATAAACTAGATCCACTAGCTGGAGCTGTACAGAATTTAATTCCGTTAGCACCTTCTAGATAGAATCCTTCGTTACTTGCATTATATGAGCCACTGTTTGGTTTCTGTATTACACCATTAAGACTGACTATAAGTTGTCCAACGCTTGTGACGTTAGCAGCAACTCCGCTATCTCTTAAATCATATGATACAATACTACCATTAAATGTAGGTGTGCCTGATGTAGCTCCGTCAGGTACAACTGTAAGTAGTTTAAAGTCTCCAACTGAAGTAACAGCATCATACTGTGTGTTACCTAAGTCATACACTTTCATTATATTTGTAGACGTATCAAACCATAGGTCTCCGTCACCTAGTGCCGAACCGTCTGGATGAGTACTAGGAGCACTAGCACTGATTTGATATCTGTCGTTAAAGTCACTGACTAAAGTCTGTGCATTACTTACACCTGTAGAGTCTACAACAGTTCTGTGAAATGCGTAGGTATGTAGTGTAGATGTTGTTTCTACTAATATACCTAATCCAGCTGCTATTGTTGAGCCAGCTGTAAGTCCATTAATTGTAATTGTAGCATTACTGCTGACGTTACCATTTGCTATAGTAGATACACCACTGCCGTTAGCAACAAGGTTAGCTGCCAAAGCTTTGATACTAACAATAGTACCAGCTCCATCATTGATGTCAGGGTTAGCGTCTGGGAAGTTGTTTTCGTTAGGTATGGGTACAAAACCACCTACCTCTGTTACAACTTCTACGATACGTTCGTTAACAGCCTGAGCTGATGGTATCTGTACATCAGTTGCACTTCCACCAATCGTTGTGACTATACTCTTACCATCTAGTAAGTTAAGTTCAGTTGTAGATGCAGTTACACCATCTAGTGTTTCGACTTCAGCTTGTGTTAAGTCAGCTAAAGCACTAGCAGTACCACTACCCATAGTTCCAAGCTCTGTAAGCTCAGAGTCTAGTGGTTGTTTGCCATCTATCTGTGGTTGTATAGAGCTACTCACTCCATCAACATAGTTTATCTCTGCTGTAGATGCAGTAACACCGTCTAGTAAGTTTAACTCTGTAGTGTCAGCTGTGACACCATCTAGCTTGTTTATCTCAGCTGTACTAGCAGTTACACCATCAAGTATGTTTAACTCAGTTGTGTCTGCTGTAACTCCGTCAAGTTTGTTTATCTCTGCTGTAGTGGCTGTAACACCATCTACAATATTCAGTTCTGCTGTAGTAGCAGTTACTCCGTCGAGTAAGTTTAGCTCTGCTGTAGTAACAGTAGCATCATCTAATATAGCTAACTCAGTTGTAGTTAGGTTATTGATAGTACCAGTTGTCTGTATGTTCTGACTACCAAAGTTAGGAC